ACCAAGAGAGTAAGCAATCCTATTCTCACAATGAAGTCAAAATTTCGTTCTCTAATCAAGCCAACAAATGACTGGTTCGTGTCGTTTGATTATAACGGAGCAGAGGTAAGAACCTTCTTAGCACTCTCAGGTGTTGAGCAGCCACAAGAAGATATTCACGAATGGAATATGAAACACCTTTATGGCGATCACCCCATTGATCGGGAAGAAGCGAAAGTCAGATTCTTTTCTTCTTTTTATAACCACAACGACAATTCTCTCAAAAATTCTGTTTACAGCAGGGATCGTGTTCTTGGTAATTATTTTTATGGTAATCGCGTGGTAACACCATTCAGGCGGACGATCTCAGTAGAAGAGAGAAGAGCTTTCAGTTATATTATTCAAAGTACAACAGCAGATCTTACACTCGCTAGGGCAGTCGAGATTGACAAGATCCTTGAGAACACAAAATCAAAAGTTGCTTTTATTGTTCACGATGAAGTTGTACTTGACATTCATGAAGAAGATAGATATAGAATACCAGAATTAAAGGAGGTGTTCCAAAACAACAAACTTGGATCGTTTAGAGTAAATGTAAAGGCAGGCAAAAGCTACGGAGATTTGAAGGAGTTGAAGTTATGATTTCGCTAATAGGCATAGGCGAAGCAGGCTGTAATGTGGTTTCTTTATTCCAAGACCACAAGGAATATAATTGTTTCTTGTTCTCGGAAGGTCAGGAGAACACCAAATGGACAAGAAATCTGCCAAAAGTGGCAAAAGCAGAGGATTGTGAGGATAACGCGCCCAAGCTTTCATCATACAAGACTCTACAAGCAGTTCAGGGCAGGGTTCAAGTGTTTATTTGCGGGTCATCTTTCTCGGCAAACTACACATTGGCAATACTACAACAAATAAAGGACCGAGCCCTTGAGATCTTCTACATCAAGCCAGATGTAGACCTACTGATCGGCGATGTCAAATTACAAGAGAGGGCAATCTTTGGGATTTTACAAGAATACGCAAGATCTGGACTATTCAGTAGCTTTACAATCTTGTCAAATCCAGCAATCGAGAAGACAATAGGCGAGATCCCAATAAAAAAATACTTTGAAGTAATCAACAAGAGTATCTACTACGCTGTTCATTATCTAAATGTTTTTGATCACACAGAACCAATTGTTGGTAACCTTTCAAAGCCTTCAGAGGTGCAAAGAATCCGCTCTGTTGGTATCATTTCGGTAGATAAACTTTCTGAACAATGGTACTATAATTTAGAGGAAGATCGCGACGTAGCATACTACTTATGTATAGCAGAGAAGCGCCTTGAGACCGATGGAAAGCTACATTCAAAGGTAGTCCAGAGTTTGAAGAAGAAACCCCGAAACGCATTCAAAAATGTGACTTATGCCATCTATGAATCGCCCTACGAAACGGACTTTGGATTCTGCGTGGCGCACACAAATTTCATTCAAGGACAATCAATGCTTGACAGCAGAGACTGAGCAAGCTATAATAGAGATGAGCAAGGGAATGCTCCAAACATAACCCAAAACAAATACGCTTGACAGGACTTGGACGGCGTGTTACTTTAAGATGGTAAGGAACGCTTACTATACTATACCCAACAACAAGGAGATTATTATGGGAATCAATATGGAACTGATGCGGAAGAAGCTTTCCGCACTTCGTGGGAACGGAAAGAATGATAAATCAAGTGTCTGGTTTAAGCCAGATGAAGGCGATACAGATGTGCGTATCGTCCCAACTGCTGATGGGGATCCTTTAAAGGAGGTTCACTTTCACTACAACATTGAAGGGCACAAAGGCGGTGTTATGTGTCCAAAACGAAACTTTGGTGAGCAGTGCCCGATCTGCGAGTTTGCTTCACAGCTATGGCGAGATGGGACTGATAACAACGATGAAGAGACAAAGAAGCTTGCAAAGTCTCTCTTCGCACGCAACCGCTATTTCTCGCCTGTGGTTGTTCGGGGTCTTGAGTCAGAAGGTGTCAAGGTCTATGGATACGGCAAGACGGCATATGAATTGCTCCTTGGTTATATCCTTGATCCAGAGTACGGCGACATCACTGATCCCGAAGACGGCACCGATATTACAATTACATACACGAAGCCGAAGAAGCCGGGCGCATATCCTCAAACCAATATGAAGATGCGCCGGAACACCAGTACACTCCTAAAGGATGAGGATGCAATCCCAGGGCTGCTCCAGAACATGCCTGACATTGATGCCCTATTCACTCGATATTCTCCAGAAGAAGTGGATGCTATCTTGAATAACATGCTGTCAGGTGACAAGTCTGCCGAGTCTCGGTCTCGCGAGATCAAGCAATATAACAACAACAAGAAGTCAAGTGTTGATAAGGCATTTGATGAACTGATGACTGGCTAGTAAAAGCGTTTCTGTTTCAGTTGCCCCCACCCGTAAAAAGGTGGGGGTTTTTTGTTGCTCCTTTGGTTGCTCTGTGTTATAATATATATGAACATAGAGGTTCAAAAACAAAGGAAGAAATTTAATGGCTAAGAAGAAAGCAAAGAAAGAAGTTAAAGCCGGTCGCATAGACATGAGTGCGATGAGGGCAATGATAAATAAGAAGGCTGGGCTTAATGTTGCTCATGATCTAAGAGAAGATAATCCAACAGCAGTAAAACAGTGGATTCCGACAGGATCGCGTTGGCTTGACTCAATTATTTGCAAGGGAAAATATGCAGGCATCCCTGTTAGTAAGATTACAGAGATAGCAGGTCTTGAAGCAACAGGAAAATCTTTCATTGCTGCCCAGGTCGCTGCAAACGCCCAGAAGATGGGGATTACTCCAATCTACTTTGATTCTGAGTCTGCGATTGACCCATCCTTCTTAGAGAAAGCTGGGTGTGACCTCGGCTCTATGATGTACGTCCAGGCACAGTCGGTAGAATTTGTACTTGAAACTATAGAGGAATTGTTAGGAGCAACAGATGACCAGTTATTGTTTATTTGGGATTCTCTGGCATTTACTCCTGCTGTTTCTGACGTTGAGGGAGATTTCAACCCTCAATCTTCAATGGCTGTAAAGGCTCGCATTCTTGCGAAGGGGATGTCAAAATTGGTTATCCCACTTGCAGACAAGAAGGCTACCTTCCTTGTCCTTAATCAGTTGAAGACCAACATCCCACAGGGACCGATGGCAAGACAGATTGCTATGACAACACCCTTCACCACTCCAGGCGGAAAGGCTATGCATTATGCCTATTCTCTTCGTATCTGGCTTAAAGGTCGCAAGAGCAAAGCAGCCTATGTGCTTGATGACAATGGCTTTCGCATTGGTTCAGAGGTTAAAGTCAAGCTTGAGAAGTCTCGCTTTGGAACACAAGGCAGAACTTGTGCGTTTCGTATCTTGTGGGGAACTGACCCAATTGGTGTGCAGTGTACGGAAAGTTTATTTGAGGCTCTTAAGAATTTTATGTCTGTTGCTGGCTCTTGGTATACATTTGAACATAACGGCTATACCAAGAAATTCCAACCCAGCAAGTGGGTTGAGGTAATGGATTCTGACCCGGAGTTTAGACAGCATGTTTATGATTTTATGGATGAAGTCGTGATTCAAAAGTTCGACAAGCGAGAAGGTGAAGCATCAGACTTCTATGAGGTAGACAAAACGTCTTGACAGACAGCCTCCTCCCTGTTATGTTATGGGGTGGAGGTAATTTATGAAGCGTGTACTCATCATCGACGCCCTCAATATGTTTTTGAGGGCGTTTATTGTTGATCCCAGTCTGTCTAATCACGGACAACCAATAGGTGGAATCAAGGGATCTATCAAAATTCTACAAAAACTTGTAAGAATGACAAAGCCAAACGAGATTGTAATTTGTTGGGATGGACCGAACGGATCTCAAAAGCGAAAGAGTTTAAACTCTGGCTACAAGCAAGGTCGTAAGCCACTACGCCTCAATCGTTCCGTTCATAATCTAACCGAGAACGAAGAACTACAAAACAAAGTTTGGCAACAAATGAGAACAATTGAATATCTCAATCAAATGCCAATCATCCAACTTATTCTTGAGAGGGTGGAAGCAGATGATATTATTTCTTATGTCTGTAATTCTCGACACTATGATGGCTGGCAGAAGGTAATCGTTTCAAATGACAAAGACTTTCTACAGCTTTGTAACGATGAGACTGTAGTTTATAGACCAACCACAGACAAGATCGAAACAAAGAATACAGTAATTGAATCTATGGGCGTCCACCCAACAAACATGGCACTCGCTCGTGCTATGGATGGTGATGCCAGCGACAATCTACCGGGTGTCAATCGTGTTGGTATGAAAACAATTGCCAGCAAACTTCCGTTTATGAAAGAAGACCGCAGTGTGATGATCGATGAACTCATAAATTACTGCGAGAACATAGACTCAAAACTAAAAGTCTATAAAAACATCGCAGATTCAAGAACACTTATTGAACATAACTACCAGATGATGCAATTGTACTCTCCGCTTATTTCGGTTCAAGGTAAACGGGTCATTGACCACGCCCTGGAAAACTTTGAATGCGATTTTAACAAGACTGAACTCCTAAAACTAATGATTGAAGATGGCTTTGGTGAGTTGAATTGGGAAGAACTAAAAACATTTCTAAATAAGATTTCAAGGGAATGTAATGATAAGTGACACTATTTATTACCGAGGTGTGGTAAATGGAAGAACTCTACGAATTTGATGAAGACTTTCTCAACGAAGAAGAAGTCGAGCTAGACGAAAAGAAAAAGAAAGAAGGTAAGAAAGACGCTTGTTACCACAAGGTCCGTGCTCGCTACGATGTATGGCCATCAGCCTACGCCAGCGGCGCACTTGTTAAGTGCCGCAAAGTTGGTGCTGCCAACTGGGGCAACAAGTCAAAGAAAAAAGAGAGCATAGAAATGGATGACCGACTCCTTCAGATTATTCACGAAGAGTATCGGGCGGTAATGAATGAAAAAAAAAAGTTAACGGCTAAGCCTTCCTCTGAAAGTAGCCTTAAGGACTGGTTTGGTCGCAAGGGCGCCCCCGGCAAGAAGGGGGGGTGGGTTGATTGCAATACTTGCCGCAAAGATAAAAAGTCAGGCAAGAAGAAGTGCTCACCTTGTGGGCGCAGCGATGGAGAGAAGAGATCAAAATACCCTTCGTGTAGACCTACACCCGGAGCCTGTGGTAATAAGGGAAAATGGGGCAAGAAATCAAAATCTGGAAAAGAAGGATGAATCTTAAAAAGATCATAGCGGAAGAATACAGGCTATTTATCGAAGGTAAGGCAGAGGACTTAATTCAAAAGTTTCCTGAACTGCAACCTGCTTATGACGCAGGTATCAAAAACGTTCAGTATCTTAATTGGATTCGCAAACGTCGTGCGGGAGAGCCGGTTGAAGATATTGTAGGAGTTGTCATTGCTTTTGACAAACAAAAGCAGAGATTAAAAGCAAAAGGAAAGTCTCCTGATATTTATGCATACAAAACACCCGCTATTCTACGACAAACAATAGAAGAACTTGGTGCCTCCAAATCCAGCGAACAACGTCGTATTAAAGATGAAGAAGTAACTTATCTCGGAACCTTTGGTGACTGGATTGTGGCGATGCCGCATACCACACAAGCTTCTTGTAAGCTTGGCGCAGGCACCACTTGGTGTACTGCCGCGACAAAAACTCAAAACCTTTTTCTTTCCTATGTTGCGAGAGACGAAGAAAATATCATATTATATTATTTGATTAAAAAAGGAACCGATCCTCGTGAAGATCCAACCGCAAAGATTAGTGTTGGCTTTGTTAATGGAGAGCCATATTTGGAAGGGTCTCACGGTCACATAACTGTTGATGCTGCTAACAAGGGATACACAGCGAGTGATCTACAGTCAGTTTTGGGTGGTCAATATGAGCCCATAATGGGCGCAATGAAAGAACATGCTGCCAAGGTTGCTGGAGAACACCCCGCAAAACAACAATTTTTAGATATAGCTCAGTCCGACGATCCAAGCAAATTTGATAATGCCGTTAGAGGCATGGAGGGATTGGAACTAGAAGATTTTATGAAACGTATCTTGTCTTCGAATCCAAGCGCACAAGTTTTAGATAGAATGTATGAAATTACGGATCAGAGAATTGAAGCAAAATTTCAAATGTATGGCGAGGAAGGTAACTGGGCTATACAACAGAGTTTTTTTAGAGACATAATAAATAGCCCTGCCCTTTCTGATGCCACCTTTATTAAAGCCTTAGAGAAATTTGGCAAGTTTAGATCCTTTAGCCTTGCGATGGCGTCAAGAGTATCTTCTGGAGAGGCATCAGGGTTTCAAATTAAAAAATATCTTGATTTTCTTGAGAAAAGCGGCAGACTCCATTACTACGATTATAATGAATTCATTAAAAATACAGCAGATTCAAAAACCACATCACCAGAAGTCTTAAACTTTATTTATAAAAACTTCTCTGATGAATCAGAAGATTGGGGGGTTGATAATGATCCTATTTTGGTTAATGTCGGCGCCAACCCGAACACCCCTTTCGAAACTTTAAATAAAATATTGAGAATTGAATCTGATGGTGAATCAGAAGATAGACCACATGAGGGAGTAGTTTACAATAAAGTATTTTCAAACGAAAATTTACAAAATTGGTTTAAAGAAAACGAAGAGGAGAATAAATTAAAATTTATTAAAGCTATGAGGGGTGCCCCATCTGAAATTGATGGGATGCGTTACCCTCTCATAAAAAAACTTGCTGAAGATCCGTCTAGCGATGTGCGAGAAGCAGTGGCTGGACTTATTCTTGATGAACTTTCTGAATATACTAAAGACTGGTATGGACCCGGCGGCGTTTTGGAGAAACTTATTTTTGATAAAGACTACGGTGTTGGCTATAAGGCGATACAAAGAGTAAAAGATGATTCAAACTTTCTAAATTATATCATTAAAAAGTCTCTAAAAAACCCAGAAAAATATAATTTTAAGCCTATTTTTGGTCTTTTAATAAAAGAAAAAAATCCAAGAACCCCTCTTCCACCAGAGGTTATAAGACAAATATATAACGCTGATTTTTATAAATTATGGAATATATCTGAGGATGATCCTGATAAGCAAGAACTTATTAACTCTGTCCGCGCGATACTAGAGACATACCTTGTAAACTTTTCCACCACACCGATTGATGTTCTTGAAAAGATATTTATAAGAAATATGCAAAAAGAAACAAAATTTACAAAATCTATTATTGAAGTTCTTGTGTTCGAGTGGTCGTACAAGTTACATAAAGCCCGAGCACCCTACGCTCAGGGTGGCAGGTTTCTGATGCCCGAACCGGAAGTTACGAAGTTGCGGCAGAAAATTTTTGATGGTATCAAAGACAAAGAAGAATTTCAGGATGAAGCTGAAGAGTTGAAAAACCACATGGATAGAGTTGCCCGCCGCAAGAGAGCTAAAGAGCGACAGGCTGTTATGGATCGCCGCAAAGCAGACGGCGGGACGGTCTGGTACGAAGACGGTAGCAGAAAGAAAAACTCTAAGACTAATTATAACGAGGGAAATATCATGGATTTTACAGAAGACTATGTTAAAAAGATAATTAAAGAAGAATATAAAGCCATTATACGTGAGAAGAAAAAGAAAGCCTGTAAGCCTACCAAGGGCAAGCGCTTTGCAAAACGCGTAGATGGTAAATGTCGCTCCTATGGACAATCAGGTCAAGCTAAGAGTGGCGGTGATCGAATAAGACCCGGCACAGCCAAGGGTGATGCTTACTGCGCACGATCCGCAAAGATCAAAAAATGTAAGAATCCACCCTGCGCCAATGCGCTATCCAGAAAGAAGTGGAAGTGCCGTGGTTCCAAGTCAATGAAATAGTTAGGCATCGTCAAGAGCAAAAAAAAGTTCCAACTCGCCTTGACGTTTGACCTGAGTGTGTTATATTTATAAATGTAAAACGTAGGAGTGACATGCTTAAACAAAAGGCAGACTTTGGAAGGTACGGTAAGTCCTTCCAAGAGGGTCTCGTTCAACTCATATTTGAGGACCGCCCGTTCGCAGATCAAATAACGGAGGTTCTGAACGTCGAGTTCTTGGAACTTGAATATCTTCGTGTATTTGTGGCAAAGATAGTAGAGTATAGAACAAAGTATGGGAAGCACCCATCCACAAATGCCATGATCTCTGTTGTCAGAACAGAACTAGATCGAGAGTCGGAAGTAACACAGAAGCAGGTGCGTGATTACTATGCGAGAGTCCATACGAACGAGATGTCTGATGACATAGACTACATCAAAGAGACCTCTCTTGACTTCTGCCGAAAGCAAAAGTTAAAAGAAGCAATGATGAAGTCTGTCAACCTTCTACAGACCTGTTCTTTCGATGAGATCTCAAAGGTAATCAACGACGCCCTTAAATTAGGTTCAGAAAACAACTTTGGATATGATTTCATTGCAGACTTTGAAGAGAGGTATAAACCAAAGTTTAGACTCCCGGTCTCAACTGGTTGGAAAGAGATTGATACCATCACGAGTGGTGGGCTTGGTAGAAACGAGCTTGGTGTCGTTATCGCCCCTACTGGAGCAGGCAAGTCTATGGCTCTTGTTCACCTTGGCTCACAGGCGATCAAAGAAGGCAAAACTGTAATCCATTACACTCTAGAATTACAGGACACAGTTGTGGCTTGTCGCTATGATTCTTGCATTACACAGTATCCTCTTTCAGATCTTACAAATTTCAAGGATGAAATCTATGAAGAAATTAAGGATCTTGACGGAACTCTAATCGTCAAAGAATACCCAACCAAGTCTGCCTCGACTAACACTATCAAGGCGCACCTTGCCCGTCTAATAAAGAGGGGCATAACGCCCGGTCTAATCATCGTAGACTACGCAGATTTGTTAAGACCCGTCGTAGTACGGAAAGAAAAAAGAACGGAACTGGAGTCAATCTACGAGGAACTAAGAGGTCTATCTAATGAGATGAACTGTCCTGTCTGGACAGCCTCACAAACCAACCGCTCTGGTCTAAATGCAGAAGTTGTGACCATGGAGCAGATCTCTGAGGCATTCAACAAGTGCTTCGTCGCTGACTTCATCTGTACTTTGTCTCGCACGATTGAAGATAAGCAAAATAATAGAGCGAAGATGTTTATCGCTAAGAATCGTAATGGTCCCGATGGCATTGTTTACGATCTCTTTATGGACACTTCTAGCGTTAACATCAAGATGTTGCCCAAGGCAATTGTTCCTGCTGGCGCAGCAACAAACATTTCAGCCTCCCCTGTGGTCGCTGGTCCGAAAGAACAAAAAGAAATTCTAAAAAACAAGTACGATAAATTCAAAAAATTAAGGAGAAAAATTAGATGAGAACCCACATTCGTAGATTTAAACTATCAGATACATTCATTGATCAATACAGAGAGCGTGAGGTCCCCTGGGGTCCACTCGGTTATGTAACATTCAAGCGCACCTATGCCCGTCGCTTGAGTGAGTTTGATGAGGAAGCAACTGGCACCGAAGAATGGCACCAGACGTGCCGTCGTGTCATTGAGGGTATGTTTGACATGCAGAAGCAGCATGTCTACAAGCTTGGTCTTGAATGGAATGACCAGAAGGCACAGCGCACCGCTAAGGATGCTTTTGATCGCCTCTTCAATCTTAAGTGGACGCCCCCCGGTCGTGGCTTATGGATGATGGGAACGAAGTTTGTTAACACCCGCACAGCAGCAGGTCTGTTCAATTGTGCATTTCGTTCTACCCGAGAACTAAACACCAAGGGGGGCTATCTCTTTGCTTGGATGATGGATGCTCTTATGTTGGGCATTGGGGTTGGCTTTGATACTCTCGGCGCGAACACACTGACTGTTCAAGAACCAGAATTCACAAATGACACACACCTTGTCCCAGACTCCCGTGAGGGCTGGGTAGATTCTGTTAAAATTCTTCTGAATGGTTACCTCTTTGGTGCCAAGGTTCCAAAGTTTGATTACTCTGCTATACGTCCCTACGGAGCACCTATCCATGGTTTCGGTGGCACATCAAGCGGCTCTGGTCCCCTTGAAGAACTACATAAGGATTTAGCAGAACTCTACACTGCGAGAGTTGGCGAAGAAATAACATCCGTAGACATCGTAGATACCGAGAACTTAATCGGTCGCTGTGTTGTGGCTGGCAATGTTCGTCGTTCTGCTGCGTTGGCTCTTGGCAACCATGAGGACCGCGAATACCTACAGATGAAGAACGATTCCGAGAAACTTGCTCACCATCGCTGGGGTTCCAACAACTCCTTCCACGCTCTTGTTGGTCAGGACTACACTTGGCACGCAGAACAGTCGCAAAAGAACGGAGAGCCAGGGTACATCTGGCTTGACAACGCAAGAACTCGTGGTCGCTTCGCTGATCCCCCGAGAGACGATGACAAAAATGTTATGGGCTTCAACCCCTGTGTCGAGCAGCAGCTAGAAGACGCTGAGTTGTGCTGTCTTGTTGAGACTTTCCCAGCAAAGCACGAAACTTACGAAGATTATCTTGCAACCCTTAAGATTGCATACCTTTATGGCAAGACTGTAACACTTGCTAACACACATTGGCCAGAAACTAATGCTAAAATGCTAAAGAACCGTCGCATCGGTTTGTCGCAGTCTGGTGTTGTCCAAGCTTTCAACAAGTTTGGTCGCCGTGAGTTACTACAGTGGTGTGATAACGCCTACGAGCATGTAAAAGAGTTGGACGCAGAATACTCTGATTGGCTTTGTATTCCAAAGTCAGTAAGAATGACAAGTATCAAGCCTTCTGGCACAGTTTCGCTTCTCAATGGTTCTACCCCCGGCATCCATTACCCAGAAGATGAATACTACATTCGTCGGATTCGTTTTGCAGCAGACAGTGACATGCTTCCAGCGCTTGTGACTGCTGGCTATGTAATTGAAGCTGACCACTACTCTCCCAATACAATGTGTGTCGAGTTCCCTGTTCACGAAGAGCATTTCGTCAAGGGCAAGAGAGAGATCACAATGTGGGAACAACTTGAGATTGCAGCACAATACCAACACTACTGGGCTGACAACTCTGTGTCTATCACTGTAACCTTCAAGCCAGAAGAAGCAGCAGACATTAAGACCGCTCTTGAAATGTATGAGACTCGTCTCAAGGCTGTATCTTTTCTTCGTTACGAAGAGACGGGATATGTCCAGGCTCCTTACGAGCCTATAACGCGAGAAGACTACGAGCAAATGTCAAAGGGTATTACACCTGTCCAGCGCTTCTCAACCGAAGAGGGCGGCGCAGGCACAAAATTCTGTGATTCAGATCATTGTGAACTATAGGAGGAAAGATGAACTTTAATCACCTGTTCGATGATAAGGAGTTGCGACTTGCTAATAAAAATAGCAAGTGCGCTCAGTGTCATTGGCTGCCAGCATCCGAAGGGCAAGCAAGCGCAGCCAAAAACATAGCAGTTCAAATGTATTGCAAGAACTGCAACAGCAGAACGCATATTTTTATGCCATTTGATGAATACAACAAACACCATAAGGTTATAACCCAGGAGGTAAACCGTGTTAAGACCAGTTAATCGACACATTCTTGTAGATTATTCTCCACCACAGGAGAACGCAGACTCAGGAATTTTACTACCCGATGACTACAAACCCCCTACAGAGGACTATGTAGTTGTGGATGTTTTAGCAATATCAGATGACGTTTCTATACGTTGTAA